AAAGAAGAGCTGCGTCAGATATGGGCGTCAACTGGTGGCACTTTGAGTGCATGTCATTTTGTCGTAAAACAGTTTTGTAAAGCCGAAACTTACGGAATGGCATGGAAATTTGTTCGATTGATCAACGCTAGGCATGATGCTTTCAAATGCGCGTTAGGTCCAATTGTTAAGCTGATGGAGGAGCAAATCTATTATGATGTTGCCTCTGGAAGCGGATTACCCCAATTTATCAAACATATACCCGTCCCCGAAAGACCGGCCTATATTAGTGATCTTCTGGATATTCCTGGTTCGACGTATGTCGCCACGGATTACACCAGCTTTGAAAGTCACTTTTCTCGCCAGATCATGGAGGATGTTGAGTTTGTATTATATGATTATATGACTAAAGATCTGCCTGAACACGATGAGTTCATGGGATTATGTCGTAATGTAATTGCAGGTAAGAACAAATGTCAATCAAAGACATATTCAATGGAATTAAATGCAACTCGTATGTCAGGAGAAATGACAACTTCCCTTGGTAATGGATTTACCAACCTCGTCCTTATGATGATCGCCTGCGATCTGATGGGTTCAACATGTGATGGTGTTGTCGAGGGGGATGACGGGTTATTCATCATAAATGGTCCTGTACCGACACCAGAAGTGTTTGCTAGCTTGGGTATGAATATTAAATTAGACGTACATCATGACTTCACAAGCGCATCCTTCTGTGGAATGGTATTTGACAGGTTTGATAGGATCAATGTAACTGATCCTCGGGACATTTTGCTCAATTTCGGTTGGGCATCTAAGTTTTACACAAAATGTTCCCAAAAACGTTTAACTGAGCTCCTTCGTGCTAAAAGTTATTCCTTTGCTTATATGTATCGCGGCTGTCCTATTGTTCAGTCGTTGGCAGCGTACGGACTTAGGATTACGAAAGGAGCAGATGTGCGTAGATTACTCACAAAAACCAGAGGTACTTTCTCAAATGAATGGGAGAAGAGGCGGTTGTTAGAGGCATTGAGGCCCAACGCTAAGCTGGTGAAGATGGAAATTCCTATCAACACAAGAATGTTGGTACAAGAAAAATCTGGAATTAGTGTAGATGATCAAATTCTATTAGAGAATTGGCTTGATGGTTTAAATACCTGTCAAGAATTACACCATCCCATCTTCGATACTATGGATTGGGGTGTAGCTGCTGCGTTTGACGAGCACTACACATCCCGCTCGTTTGATCATGTTCCTGACTTTGATGTGCCACTTGGACTATTCAAAGATATAAAGGACGCGATAAAACTGGTAGGACCCGCTCGCCATAGTTGTGATTACAATTTCATGTTGGATGAAATTTAA